TGTCTACAGGCTCCCACTCTTCATCTTCTTCACTCTCAAAGTAAGATGTTACAGCCAATTGGTCAATATAACTCAAAGCATCAGGAAGGTCATCATGTACGCCATTGGCAGGAAACATCAAGAGTTGATCGGTGAAATCATCCCAATCTTCTTCAGAGTTCAGCACAATACGCCCATGCTCAAACCGCCCTTGGAGACTCCAGATGATTCTGTCTGTCTTTTTCCTGTTGCCATGCGTTAGGTCAACTATGTGGGAATATACATTATTTTTCCGCATCAGATCACTGAGATACGGCAAAACAGCGTTTTTTAACGCTCCACGCTCGATTCCTACCGAAATTGGCCTGTAATCCCGCATCTTCATCAGGATTTTGGCAGCAGTTTCCCGAATGTCCCACCGCCCGTGATCGATCTCTTTGACAAACCACTTGCCATCATCAGTGACTTTGACCACTGCAATGGCACTCTCATCTAGTCTTTTTTTCGCGTTAGCAGCTTGTTTAGCCACTTCTTCAAATCCTGCCAAGTCGATTGCAATGAAGTAACTACCATAGTCAGGTTCCACACCATATTTGATCCAATCTTCTTTAAAAACATCGCTTCCTGCGTTGTCAAAGGATGCTAAGTATTCCTGCTTGAAAGCAAATGAACTCAGCGTTTTCTTGGCAGACTCAATCTCAGTTGGGTCTATCAATGGGTTATCTTGGGTTGTGAAGTGCCAGGACTTCCAATCAGGATCAGTCTCCTCTTGGCCCATCTTGAACAGATCATAGAACCAGTTGCGCCCCTTTGGAGTACCGATGAATATGGCTCTGCCCTTTTTGTCTGACAAAGAAGCACGAATCACCTGCTCCCAGGCTTCAGGCTTAATGTCCGCAACCTCGTCTAGTACCGCATAGGTAAGAGACACACCTCGCAGGGTATCTGGTCTATCAGCACCACGAACATAAATCTTTGCACCATTTATCATGGTGATATCCATGTTGTTGATGTGACTGTTTTGGATAACATCTCTGCCAATCTCTAACAACACATCCCAAATGATCTGCCTTGCCTGTCCATTGGTAGGCGCAACATAGAGAACTGCACTTCCTGCTGGGCAACGCAATGCTTCAATAATTAGCGTAGTAGCCGCTAACCTAGACTTACCACAACGCCGACCAGCAGCCACAACCTTAAACCTTGTTTTGTCAGCAAAAACTGTTTGTTGCCAAGGAAGGAGTGAGAAGTTGAGGTCAGACATTTTTTGTTTCTACATCAGTCACATCTTGCAAGGGTTCAATCTCTACGCCACCAATGCCTGTGATGTTGATGGTAACGGCATTCCTTTGCTTGCCTTCTTTCTCAAACAGGCTGACAGGAAGCATCCGATCCATACAGAGTTTGAGCATAGCCGCCTGTGCTGGGTGTTCATCATTCATGGCAATCTCAATTGCTTTGTGAACGACATTGGAACCTGCACTGTTTATCAGGAGGTCTTTAAGTTCTTTGATGCGCTGAACTTCAGTCTTTGGCAGGAGAGCCGCAGGTCTTTCAGCATAGGTAGCCATAGTGAACTTCTTGTTCACAGCACCCTTGGGGCGACCTTTTTTCTTTAGGTTGTTTGGCAGTGCATCAATCACATTCATACTTTACCCAGTTATGGAAGTAGTATAGGTTGTTGGGGATGAATTACCAGAGATGGCGCAAACACTCTACAGAGGCGGCAACCACATGAACAATCCAACACGGCTGGGGACTGATAAGCCTGATCGGGATAGGGCGGTAGTGAGCCGTTTGTGTTTCCCCCGTCCCCTCGGAATCGAACCGAGCAATCTCCATGCGTGTAGGCAACAACAATGTAACTCACTTTCTTTTGTTTGACAAGTGGGGTAAACCCTAGTACATTCTTCACGGGGCCATCACCCAGCCCTCTATGCGGTGGAACCGACCAATTAGGATAATCGTAGCGAGTCAGGCGACTCTTAAGTAGCCCCCCATCATTCGGGATGAATCATGGCAAGGTGAACGGGAAATGTAGTCTGAGCCACTTGTCTGACAAACAAGATACTGGTTAGCTTAGATAAACAAGAGGTTCACTTCTGAAAAGAAGACTAACCCTCACGGGTGCCTGAACTCGTCTATACCCTACCACCACCCGTCTGTAGCACACACTTCCATCCCAACAAAAGCTAGTCATTTTTGTAGGTAATCCTAGGTTGGCTTTTCTTGTGGATAGGAGGCACCACAAAATCTTTCACACCACACACACCCCCTCCCCCCCTACAAACCCTTAAGGGTAAACCCTGATAGGGTAAGTACCTACGGGTAAACGAGTAAGGGTAAACCCTGATGGCCATCCTTATACAGAAAAGTAATAAGGCTTAGATGAAAATGGCATAAGCACCTTAGTAAGGTAACCTGACCAATTCAATCCATAGTCAAACCCTAATGACTTCAACTATTCAATAGCATTATCCTATCTAATACTTTACCATTCATAGGGTAAGCACCTATATAAATAATGGGGAATCATAGGGTTTGTCCCTATATCAAACAATGTTTGATGGCGTTATATTTATATCACTGGGAAACAATCCTAGTGGTTCATTCAATCAATTCTGAAAGGCGTTACATCATGCGATTTGCATTTATTCCCAAAGCATCATACAAAATCGGGCAACAAATTACTGTACATGGCAAGCCCATGATTGTTGAAAGTTATACTCACACTGGTAGAAATGTCATTGTGCATACACCAGAAAATGCACCAAAGTTTCAACGCATTGTGTGTATTTGTACTGATTCAAAACCAATTCAATGCCAATAACTAGGGTTTATCCTAATTGCATAGGGGCATTTTGCCCCTATCATCTAACTTCATTCAATCATTCTTCAATAGGTGTTACTTTGAAAAATCCCTACAAAACCATTCTAAAAACCCTTGGATTGACCTACAAAACAATTCTAGGGGAATCATCGGCTAAGACAATCAAGGGTGAATCCATCGGTTACTTAACCGGGATTGTCTACCTAAAACCCGATCACACTATTTGCGCTATGGCTGCCCTTGCTGGGTGCATGCATGGATGCCTAGAATCGGCGGGTCGGGGCGCATTCAATAGCGTACAAAATGCACGAATAGCCAAAACCCGGTTTTACTATGACCATCAACAAGCGTTTTTGTTGTCCTTTGCTGCGGATGTGTGGACACTAAGAAACAAGGCCAAAAAACAAGGGTTCACCCCATTAGTGCGACCTAATGGCACAAGCGATATCCCTTACGAGAATCTGATTGTCCATGATGGCAAAAACATCTTCGAATTATTTCCTGATGTCCAATTCTATGACTACACAAAACATCCGGGGCGTAATTTGACGGGCAAAACACCGGGTAATTATGATCTTACCTATTCGTTTAGTGCTATCACACCTAAACCGATATCAATCAAGGGATTGACTAACCCCAATAATTCTCGTGTTGCTGTGGTGTTTCAAAAACAAGGGGATATCCCGGACAATTTTAGGGGCTGGCCCGTGATTGACGGGGATAACACCGATGTGCGACACATTGAACCCAAGGCCGTTGTTGTTGCATTGTATGCAAAGGGCAAAGCAAAGCGCGATTTTTCCGGGTTCACTCAAATAAAGGGGATCCACTATGCATAAGGTAATGCAAGCAAAATATCCGGGCCGCTGTAGCGTATCGGGTTCGCCCATATACCCGGGCGATACGATTAAATTCGATACATCAACCCGCAAGGCATGGTTATGCGAACATGATGATGCGGGTATATCTCGAACCGCACCCAGGGCGGATTATGTGTCGGATGTTTTCCGTTTTGGTAACAATGAGTTTTACCGAAATAAAGCCGGACGCTGTGAGGATGCCCCTTGCTGCGGGTGCTGTACTATTTAACAGCGCATAAACTGAAACACATCTTAGCGGGTGTGTTTTGGCCTATACGCTGTATATGGGCGCTTTCCCGGCGCTTTCCGGGGTTGAATAGGTGTTATATGTCTATTTATAAAGAAAACGGGTTTGATACCCGTGCGGATTACTTAATTGATCTCGCTGATACTTATGGAATTGATCAATCAATTGTTTTTGCCATG